GCGGCCTGGCACCGGCTCCCACGCGAGACCGACGCCTGGAGCGGTGTCGTCGGGTGACCGGTAGGCGCAGGCGCCGTACACGAGCCACTTGGTGTCGCCCTCGCCGAGCACGCGGTACGGCTCGTCGGGCCAGAGCGGCCGAAGGCTGCCCTCGGGGTAGAGGGCGATGAACGCTGCGATGCGTTCGTTGACGGGGATGTAGTCCTCGGCGAAGCCGCTCATGCGTCGCCCTCGCGCTCGTTGAGCCGGCGCATCGCTTCGACCTTCTCGCGCCATGCGTGAAGCTCGTCGAGGTCGTCCATGCGCCTGCGGACGAGCCGGCCTGCGATGCCGAACGTCATCAGGAGCATGAGCCAGAGCGTCGTGAACGTGATGACGGCCCAAGTGAAGCCGCTCATGCGACAACCTCGAGGACGGCAGGACGCAGCTCCCAGACGAGCATCCTGCGGGCGTGCGCGTCGGCCCGCTTCGCGGTCACGGTGCGTCCGTTCGTCCAGATCAGGCCGGACGTGGCTGCGGCCCGCATCCGGCCGCCGATGACCTTGCCGACGTCGTCGAGGTCGCGGACGTAACGGCCGAGGAGACCGCGGACGTCCTCGGCGGTGAAGCCGTCCGGCATCGCGTGCGCAGCGGTGCGGATGGCGGTGTCGACGGCCTGGACGACGAGGGTGCGGTCGCGTTCGGCGGCGGTGATGCCGTGGTCGCGCAGCTGCGCGCCGGTGAACAGGTCGGGCTGTGTGTCCATGTGAGCCTCCCAGCGTCTCGGACGGTGCGAGTGTTACACGGTGTTCCGCCTGCCGTCAACGAGGACGGACATGAGCGTCTGAAGGCTGAGCAGGTCCGAGCGCAACTTGCGGTTCTCCTCGCGGAGTTGCCTCATGTCCGCCTCGATCTCGCCGAGCTTGCGGGCGACGTGCCAGAACAGGCCGAGGACGCCGACCATCGGGCCGAAGTAGGCGAGAGCCATCCCGACGTCAGTCATGGCCGAGGCCCTCCTTGATGAGCTGGAGCCATTCTAGGTGCGACAGGGCGCCGCGACCATCGGACGGTTGCGAGTGCGTTGCCGTGTCGGCCTGCGCGATCGCGTTGATGTCGGGCAGGACGTTGAGCAGGTTGCGGCCTGGACACTTCGTCGAGCCCATCTCCGAGTGCGGCGTGTACCGGTCCGGTCCCCAGGTGCCGCCGTGCCAGCGGGCCCAGTCGGCGAGGTCGTCAAGGGCGTGCGCGGGGACAAGCTCGAGCTCGTAGTTGCCGAGGACGCAGACGGCGTGGCCGGTCTTGTTGTGACCGCGGGTGTGGGCGCCGTGGATGCCTGGCCCGCGACCCTCGAAGAACAGCCGGTACTTGGGGGAGTAGAGCCAGGTGTAGGCGATGTCGGCCCAGCCGCGGGTGTCCTGGTGGAAGCGTTGGATGCTTCGGACGGAGTCGTGGCCGTTGTCGGGGCCTGCCGAGTGGTGGAGGAACAGCCACCGGACCGGCGTGGCAATCGGGACCGGTTTGCCCTTCGGCGGGCGGGCGCCCCAGCCCGTGCGGCGGACGAGGTCCATCAGGCGGGCGGTGCCTGGGCGCGCCGACGGGCGAGCGCGAACTCCTTGAGCGGCACGATCGCAGCTGCGACACCAGCGGCGACGGCCGAGAGAAGGGCGGCGCCTTCGACTGCGAAGGCGTATGTGCCGGCGAGGACGCCGATGAACGCCTCGAGGAACGTCCAGAACGTCCGGTGGGCGGTGTCCATCCAGTCCATCATGCGGTCGGCTCCTCTGGGTAGGGCAGGTCGGCCTTGATCTGGTCGACGGCGGCACGCCAGGTCGCAAGGTTCGGCGTGTCCTCGCGCATGGCGTCGAAGTAGAGGCCGTCGGTCTCGGCCTGGTAGCGGGCTCGACGTGCCGCTTCGACCGCGGCGCGGTCGAGGTCGTACTTCACCTGCGGCCAAGCATCGTCGAGGGTCTTTTTGCTCGGCTTTGGGGTGTCGTCGAGCCAAGTGAGACCGGCGTAATCGTCGCCGTCGAGCGTCCACTGTGCGTCTGGGCGGATGGCTGCGAGGACTGCGGCGTAGTCGGTCATGCTGCCACCTCGATAGCGGTGATGGACGAGACGTATCCGTTCTGTGCCGTCGCACCTGCACGGTTTATATACGCGGTCGATGCAGCACTGCTTAGCCCAATGTCGTACTGCACTGCGGACGTAGTTGCAGGACTGTCGAGAACGCTAATCGTGGCCGAGAACAGGTTCCCTGTGGCGGCAACGATACGCGGACCTGCCGTCGCGTTGAAAATCGCCCCTGCCGTGCTGACAGCGATAGCCGACGAGTCACGCAACAGTGTGACATCGGAGTTTGCGGCAGCCGCTGCTGCGGCGCCGACATGAACGAAGCCGATTACCAGGATTTTGCTTGTCGCGCTGCTTGGCGTGATGGTGACGCTAAGGCCAGTCACAGCCGTAGGCGACGAACTGGTCGTCGAGAAAGCGTCGGTCTTGAGCGCGCTGACGACATTCGTGCCGATACCACCGTCGTTGATGACATCGAGCGCGTCGGCGACCGCTTCGGCGACGTCCTGCGAGTCCGTCGGCCAGTCGCGCACGAGGTCGGTGCCCGCGACGTAGGGGATGTTCCAGGGCGCGCCGGTGTCGGGCATCAGAGTCTCCTCGCGTCGTCCCAGGTGAGGGTAGCCGGAGCGTCCTCCCATGCGTAGGTCTGTGGTACGAGGTTCCAACGCATCGCGCCGACGGAGAGCTCGGCGTCGGACAGGTTCAGGCGCAGCAGGCAGGTGGCGCGGTTGATGCGCCACTCGATGCCCTCGACGAACGTGGGAAGGCTGGCGGCGCCTAGGGTTCCTGGCAGGTCCTCGAGGGCGACGGGGTCGTTGACGTCGATGGCGATGAGGTCGTCGCGGAGGGTGTCGTCGGTGATGCCGTCGAGGCGGATGCCTACCTGGCCGAGCTGGATCGTGGGGCCTTCGTGGTCCTCGAGGTACTCGTCGCCCCAGGTGATCGCGGTCGACTCGTCGGCGAGGTTGGTCGTGAACGATGCGGCGAGCGTCGAGTATTCGATTATGGACTCGGCGGACTGGCGGATGACGGCGCCGCCGTCGTAGGCGACGGAGACCTTGTTGACGATGTCGGTGAACGATGACGACGTCGTGAGTCCTTGGGAGAGGATGACGGTCTCGGGCAGGTCGAGGTAGCCGGCGATCGCGGCCGTCTCGCGCCGGTCGGCGTCGGCGTAGGCGACGTACCCGTCGGCGGTGTCCCAGATGACGCCACGGCCGGACAGGGCCGTCAGGTACGCCTGGCCGAGCGGGTTGTAGCCGGCGTCGGTGGCGTCGAGCGCGGCGATGTCGTAGACGCCTGGGCTGTCGATGTACGTCGGGTCGTAGTTGGGATCGACGGTCGTCCAGGTCGTCGTGGAGGTGCCGACGGTCGCCCAGGTGCCGCCAGTCTCCTCCCACGACGCTGCGAGGCCGGCGGAGACGAGGGCGGCGATGCGGGTGCCGTCCTTCGATGCGGCGAGGCCGGCTGCGGCGACGTTGCGCCGGTTCAAGGTGGCGAGGGGGCCGACGGCGATGATCGTCACGATGGACTTGGCCGCGCCCGACTCGTTACCGTCGTCGTACAGCTGCGCCGACCAGTCGGACACGGTGCCGGTGAACATGTCGACAGGGGAGCCTGTCGAGTCGTCGAGGGTGACGGTGACGGTGTCGAGGATGTCCACGTTGAGGCCGGTGCCGTCGGTGTCGATGAGCTCGGCGAACAGGTAGCCGGCCCGCGGTTCCGAGTAGACGTCCTCGCGGCCTCGGGTGATGCGGACGGTCTCGAGGGTCGAGCCGGTGTAGTCGGTTCCGGCGATCGTGACGGTCGGGTCAGGGTCCCACGTCATCAGAACAAGCCGCCGCCGGTGCGCCTCGCGGCGTCGGTGAGGACACGTTCGACGGTTCGGGCGGTGCCTTCGCGGTCGATGGCGCCCTCGACGTTGATGATGACGTTGCCGGTGCGCCGCTGGCCGGCGCCGCTCGAGAAGTCTGGCACGGGAGTGGAGCGGCCTGGGTCGAACGGGATGGGTGTCGGGCTGCCTGGCGGGGCAAAGCCGAGATCGTTGAGCGGCCTGTTCTCGCGGATCTCGCGGAACTTCTCGATGACCTTCTCGGCGATGGTGAACACGTCCTCGAGGCGGCGGATGACGTAGCCGATGAGCTCGAGCCACATCTCGAACGGCTTGATCATGATGCCGACGATTTCGGCAAACGTCTCGGCCTTCTGTTCGGTGGTATCGCCGGTGAGCGTGTCGATGAGACTCCCGAACGCTTCCTTCGTGTCGTCGAACTGGATCTTGATGTCGTTCCACTTCATCTGGAGGCGGGCGTAGACGCCGCTCTCCCTCAGCTCGTCGGACACGTCTCCGGTGAACTCCCTGAACGATTCGAAAGAGTCCTTCGCGGCGCCGGCGAAGTCCTTGAACGACTGCACGATGTCGTCGCCGTTCTCGTCCCACCAGACGCCGAACTTGTCGACGAACTCGATGGCCTTGTCGGCGAGGAACTCGAAGGCAGGGCCAAGCCCTTCGGGGCCGGCGATCCGTTCGAGGAGCAGGCCGAACTTCTGGCGGATGATGTCGGACGAGTTGGCGGTCGCTTCGGCGGTGCCGCCGACCTGGCCCTCGACGGCCTTAAGGAGGAGGTCCTGCGCGCCGAGGATGTCGTTGGACTCGGCGAGGCTCTTGATGAGCTCCTCTTGTTCGGCGGTGAAGGTGACGCCGACCTCGCGGAGGCTGCCGAGGCCGCGGATGGGGTCCTCGAGCGCCTTGCCGAGCTGATTAGCGGCGGAGTCGACTGACCCGAAGCCGGCGGCTGCGAGGTCGACGGCGGCCTGGGTGGCACGGTCGAACGTGCTGCCAGCGTCTCCGGCGGTCTTGTTGATGTTGCCGAAGGTGAGGAGGATGCCCTGCGACTCTTTGATGAGGTTGCGGTCGACGCCGGTGAGCTCGGCGGTCGCTTCGGCCTGAGCGATGAGGCGCTGTGTGACATCGTCGATGGACCCCTCGAAGTTGCCGAGCTGGCCGACGAGGTTCTCGATGCGGGCGTTCGCGGTCTGGGCGGTCTCGAAGGCGTCGAACAGGGTCTTGCCCATGGCGATTGCGGCGCCACCGATGACGGCGAAACCGGCGGCGACCTTCTTGCCGACGCCCTTGACGCGGTCGCCGAAGCTCGAGATGTCAGCCTTGGCGTTCTTGGTCGTCTTGGACAGCTGCGAGGCGTCGCCGAGGTACTTGAGCTGGAGGGTGCGCGACGGTGAGGCGGCCATTACTTGCTCCACTCCCTAGCGACGTCCTCGAGGGCCTGCGCCCACAAGTCTACGACGCGGTCCTGCTGCTTGCGGGCTGTGGGAAAGATCCAGTAGCCCTCGTTGCCTCCTCCGCGGCGCGGAGTGCGCTCGGGGAACCTCCAGCCAGGTCGCCCACCGCGGCGGGTCGGGGTGTCGGTGGCGTTCCCGTTTGAGCCGAACTCCATTCCAAACATTAGATCGGACGCTCGCGGGCCTTGGCCGCGGCGTGACACCGGCATCCTGGTCGCCTTCCCGATGTTCACGATCGGGTAGCGGTCCTTCTTGGCGCGGATGGTCTCGGCTACATGCCGGTCACGCTTGTCCCGCCTCGAGGAGCCGACCGCGGCAATCTCGCGGGCCATCATCCGGCTAATCTCGGTGGTCTTCTCCTTCGCGGCGTCGTTGGCGGCCTTGTCGACACGGTTGAGCGCGTTCAGAGCGGCCTGAGCGCCCTCGACAGCGGCGAGGTTGAAGGTGATCTTGTTGGACCCGCCCTGACGTCTCCTGCTCACTGGGACGAACTCAGAGCGTCTACGAGGTACTCCAGCTCGTCGGCCGGCATCGCTTCGAGTTCAGAGGGCGGGATGCGGGTGGCCATGGCGATGTCGAGAATCAGTCGTCGGACGGACCCTCGTCCGAGTCCGCTTTTGGGGCTGGCCGGTCCGACAGGTCCTCGAGGTCCTCGAGCCACTTGTCATAGCCGATCGTGACGTTGCCGGCCCGCTTCTCGGCGTGCCAGCACAGCCAAGCCATGTCGTCGGCGCCGATGCCTTCGGCGAAGCTCGAGATCTTGCGGCCGGTCTTGCGTTCCCAGGCGACGAGCGTGGCAGGGCCGACGTCGACCTGGCGGGCGCCGTCTGAGTCCGTGACCTCGAACGCGAGGCGGAGCATTAGCTCGCGTTCGCGGTGGTCTCGACCTCGAGGGTGCCGCGCTCCCCTGGCAGCGTGAACGTGATCTCGGTGACGGTCGCGCCGGAGCCGGACGCCGGCGGGACCTTCGGGAACACGTTGCCGGTGAACGC